GGTTATATATTGGCGACTCAGAATTGTCACTCAACGAACAAATGATTACTGAAGGATATGCATGGGCATATGATGGAGGTACAAAACAAAAAGACTTTGAAACACTACGTGCAATAAGGAGATCACACGGTACTCTATAATGGCAGTAACAACTGACGTATATCTTGGTAACCCCAACCTGAAGAAGGCTGGTACTGAGATACAATTTACAAAGAAACAAGTAGAGGAGTGGATCAAGTGTAAGAGTGATCCACTTTACTTTGCTATGAAGTATATGCAGATTATCAACTTGGATGAAGGTCTAGTACCTTTCTCCATGTATGATTTTCAAAAGAAGATCTTAATGGACTTCCATGAGAATAGATTTAACATTGCAAAACTTCCTCGTCAGACTGGTAAGTCAACCACTGTGGTGGCGTATCTGCTTCACTATGCTATCTTCAATGATAGCGTTAATATTGGGATACTTGCTAACAAGGCTAGTACTGCAAGGGAACTCTTAGGTAGACTACAATTAGCATATGAGAATTTGCCTAAGTGGTTACAACATGGTATACTCGTATGGAACAAAGGTAATGTTGAGTTAGAAAATGGATCAAAGATACTGGCTGCTTCTACGTCTGCAAGTGCTGTCCGAGGCATGTCGTTTAACATCCTCTTCCTTGACGAGTTCGCCTTCGTTCCGAACCATGTTGCAGAGCAATTCTTTGCCTCTGTTTATCCTACTATTACTTCTGGTAAGTCAACGAAAGTCATAATCATATCCACTCCTAATGGTATGAACCACTTCTATAAGACGTGGGAAGATGCTAGGAGAGGTAAGAATAACTATATTACAAACGAAGTACATTGGTCACAAGTTCCAGGTAGAGATGCTAAATGGAAAGAGGAGACATTAAAGAACACATCTAAGAGACAGTTTGCACAAGAGTTTGAGTGTGACTTCCTTGGTTCTGCTGACACTTTAATCAGTCCAGCAAAACTTCAGAACATTCCATTCCATGACCCCATAGCTAGCAATGCAGGACTTGACATTTATCAGAGAGCAGAAAAGGATCACGAATATATTATTACTGTTGACGTTGCCAGAGGTATCGGTGGCGACTACAGTGCTTTCATCGTGTTTGATATCACCACTATGCCGTATCAGATCGTTGCAAAGTACAGAAATAATGAGATTAAGCCTGTACTGTTTCCCTCGGTAATATTCCAAGTATGTAAAGAATATAATAATCCTTATGTTTTAGTAGAGGTTAATGATATAGGAGATAGCATAGCAGCAACATTAAACTATGACCTTGAGTATCCTAACGTACTCATGTGTGCTATGAGAGGTAGAGCAGGTCAAGTTGTAGGTCAAGGGTTCTCAGGCAATAAGACACAGTTAGGTGTTAAGATGAGTATAACTGTTAAGAAGATTGGTTGCTCTAACCTCAAAGCTATTATAGAAGAAGATAAATTATTATTCAATGACTTTCAAATATTCCAAGAACTGACTACCTTTGTACAAAAGAAACAAGCGTGGGAAGCAGACGAGGGATATCATGATGACCTTGTTATGTGTATGGTATTGTTTGCATGGTTAGTCATGCAGGAATACTTTAGAGAAATGACCGACCAAGATGTTAGGAGGAGAATCTACGATGAACAACGAAACCAAATTGAACAGGATATGGCTCCTTTTGGGTTTATTGACGATGGCTTGGGTGACGATACCTTCGTGGACGCAGACGGTGAACTGTGGGCATACGGAGATAAGCAGGATGAGGTTACGTATATGTTACCCTTCTGATGGATATTGGGGATCAGTTTTCTCTGGAACATCTTCTTTTCAAAGAGAGGACTTGTAGATCGTGTCATAAAAAGAAGAATCTAATTGAAGATTATTATATGACGAGAAGACAGAAGAGAGGTCTTCCATCTGCCTATTCATATGAATGTAAGGATTGTACTATACAAAGAATTTTAAAAGCTAGAAAAAAGAAAGATCCATTCTCTGATTGGAAATATCCAGACTGGTAGGTTGTTCATGCATTGTTTCCCCTCTTGAGAGAGTAGAATTTCTAAATACTTTTAGATAAATTTGATATCTAAGAGGTAAAAAAACATGGCAAGTCAAGTCTCGCCTGGTGTTGTTATTAGAGAACGTGATTTATCCAATGCGGTTGTAGTTGGTAGTAGTGCTCTTCGTGGTGCTATATCTTCTTCATTTCGCAAAGGACCCGTAGGCAAAATTGTACAAATCGGTTCTGAGAGAGAACTAATTGATGTATTTGGAGCACCAGATGAGGCAAACGCTTCTGATTGGTTGGTAGCATCTGAATTTCTTCGTTATGGTGGAACATTAGCAGTTGTTCGTGCAGCTACTGGAGTATTAAACGCAACCCTTTCTGGGTCAGGAGTTCTCATCGGTAGTCAGGAAGACTTCGATGCAGGAGTAACTACTGAAAAGTTTGCTGCTAGAGATGCTGGTGCAGATGGTAACAACCTTCATGTTGTTATTGTAGATAAAGTTGCTGACGCAAAGATGACTAAAGCAGGTCATGGTCTTTCAGTTGGTGGCACAGTTAACGATGGTGCTAATGACCACGAAGTTACAGTTGTTATCGATGCCAACAATGTTGGTATTAAAGAAGGTGCTGCCCCTGCAGTAACTGGTAACAGTTTTACTAAGTCTGCATTTACTGCATCTGATTGGAATGGACTTCCAATAGGATCAACAGGTTTAACTTATAAATCAATTGCTCCTCGTCCTGGTACTAGCTCTTTCGCTTCTGAGCGTTATCTATCTGGTGACGAAGTACACGTTGCTGTTATTGACACTTCAACAAATACTATTGTAGAGAGAATGACATATCTCTCAAAACTTTCTGATGGTAAGACACCTGAAGGTGCTTCTTCTTATTGGAAAAATTATGTTAATGAATTTTCTGGTTATGTTTATGCAGGTCAAGGATTAACTTCTGCTGAGTTTACTACACTTGGTGAAGATCCTGGTTCTGCTGCTGCATCTTACGGTGCTACTTCAGCATCTCCATTGGTTATTGCATACGTCAAGTCTACTGCTGGTGGTGCTCTATCTGGTGGTACAGATGACTATGCATACACTGCAGGTGAAGTACAAGCAGGATATGATAAATTCTTAGACACTGAAGAAACCACTGTAGACTTCGTTCTTATGGGTGGTAACGGTGCTAATGAAGCAGATACAATTGCTAAAGCACAAGCAGTTGCTGCTGTTGCAAATAGCAGAAAAGATTGCATCGCATTTGTTTCTCCTTGGTCTGGTGCTCAAGTAGCTACCTCTGGTGGTTCTGCACTATCCCCTGCAACTCAACTTACTAACACGTTATCCTTTATGGATAATATTGCTTCTAGTTCTTACGTTGTAAAAGACAGTGGACTTAAGTACACATACGATAGATTCAACGATAAGTATCGTTACATTGGTTGTAATGGTGATATTGCTGGTCTCTGTGTTTCTACTTCCGCAATTCTAGATGATTGGTTCTCTCCAGCAGGAACTGCAAGAGGAGGATTACAAAATGTTGTAAAACTCGCTTTCAATCCTAACAAGGCACAGAGAGATGATCTTTACACCAGTGCAGTAAACCCAGTTGTTGCTTTCCCTGGTGCTGGTCCTATCCTATTCGGTGATAAGACTGCATTAGCATCTCCTTCTTCATTCGATAGAATTAACGTTCGTCGTTTATTCCTAAACATTGAGAAGAGAGCTAGAGGACTTGCAGAAGCAGTTCTCTTTGAACAGAATGATGAAACAACTCGTTCAGGGTTTGCTTCCTCTATCGGTTCTTACCTTGCTGAGGTTCAAGCACGTAGAGGTTTAACTGACTATCTAGTTGTTTGTGATGATACCAACAATACTCCAGAGATCATTGATCGTAACGAGTTTGTTGCTGAACTCTACCTCAAGCCTACACGCTCGATTAACTACGTAACAGTTACTGTAACTGCTACAAGAACGGGTGTCTCGTTCGCTGAAGTCGTCGGTAGATAATCTAAAAGTATAACGAGAAAAAAACACGAGGTAAAAAACAATGGCAACAGTCAATAACGTAAGTGCGTTTTTACAGAATATAGGGCAAGGCGTCAAACCTAACATGTTTATGGTTGACGTCAAGTTCCCTGACGTTCTAGATAAAACAGATTCACAGGACTTGATTAACGTAATGTGCAAGTCCGCAGCACTACCAGGTTCTAACTTGGGTGTGATCGAAGTTCCTTTCAGAGGAAGAACAGTTAAAATCGCAGGTGATCGTACCTTCGATACATGGACTGCAACATTCTTCAACGATAAGGATCTTAAGCTACGCTCCTTCTTTGAGCAATGGGCAAATACCATCAATACTCACGATGATAACTCTGCTCCTTTGTTCAAACCTAATAAGAGTGATGGTTACATGGGTGAATTAATTGTTAAGCAACTTGAAAAAGATGCTTCTGAAGGTGGAGCTGTCCTAAGACAGTACACACTATTACATTGCTTCCCAACTAACGTTTCTCCTATCGATCTTGCTTATGATAGCAACGATCAGATTGAAGAATTTACAGTTGAGTGGCAGTATTCTTACTTCACTGCACAAGGTGGTACACGTGAAGGCGTAAGTAGCATCGGCGTGGTATGATAAATAGTTGGAAGCATACTTATTTGAATAGGTAATCATGAGTCAGTTATTTGGCTTCCAAATTAATCGCAAGGAGGGACAGAAGGGTCAATCCCCTGTCCCTCCTAATGCTGATGAGGCGATAGCCGTAGCAGCTGGTGGTTATTATGGAACATATGTGGATACGGATAATCAAGCTCGTAATGAGTTTGAGATGATCCGTCGTTATAGAGATATGGCATTACATCCAGAAGTGGATAGTGCTGTGGATGAAGTTGTAAACGAATTTATTGTAAGTGATGCTTACGATACTCCTGTAGAAGTTAATCTAGATAACCTAGATGCTGGTATGAGTATCAAGAAAAAAGTTCGTGATGAGTTTGAATACATCAAACGTCTTTTAAACTTTGACAATCGAGCACATGAGATTGTTAGATCTTGGTATATTGATGGAAGACTTTATTATCACAAGGTTATCGATTTAGATAATCCAAAGAAAGGTATTACGGAACTTCGTTATATTGATCCAATGAAGATCAAGAAGGTCCGACAAAAGATTGATCAAAAACCGAAAGACTCTCTAGCTAGGGAGGCGATTAAAGGCACAGCACTTGAGTACGAATACGGAACATTTGTAGATTATTATCTGTATAATCCAAAAGGTTTTTATAAAGGTGGTGTTTTAGGACCAGTTGGTGACATGTCATTGTCCCAAGGTGTCAAGATGGCAGTGGATAGTATTACATTTGCACCATCTGGACTACAAGATTTAAACAAGAGAATGACTCTTGGTTTCCTTCATAAGGCAATCAAGTCTCTTAATCAACTTAGAATGATTGAAGATAGTCTTGTTATTTACAGACTATCCCGTGCTCCTGAACGTAGGATATTCTACATCGATGTAGGTAACCTACCTAAGGTAAAAGCAGAACAATACTTGCGTGATGTCATGGCGAGGTATCGTAACAAGTTAGTTTACGATGCATCTACTGGTGAGATTCGTGATGACAAAAAGCACATGAGTATGCTTGAGGATTTCTGGTTACCTCGTAGAGAGGGTGGTCGTGGAACTGAGATCACCACCTTACCTGGTGGACAGAATCTAGGAGAACTCAAAGATGTTGAGTACTTTAGGAAGAAGCTTTATAATTCTCTTAATCTTCCACCGTCCCGTCTTACCGATGATAACAAAGGATTTAACCTTGGTAAAACCACAGAAGTCCTCCGTGACGAACTTAAGTTTACCAAGTTCATTGGTAGGATGCGTAAGAGATTTGGAGAGCTATTCCATGATATCGTTAAGACGCAATTAATTCTCAAGGGAGTAATTTCTCCTGAAGATTGGGATGACATGAAAGAGCATATCCAATATGACTTCCTCTTTGATAATCATTTCAATGAGTTAAAAGAAATTGAAATGATGAATATGCGTATGGGAACTGTAACGCAGATGGATCCTTTCGTTGGAAAATACTATTCCATTGAGCATGTACGTCGCCAAATTCTTAATCAGACTGATAAAGATTACAAGGAGATGGACAAGCAGATTCAAAGTGAGATTGATAGAGGTCTAGTAATGGATCCTATTAATGCCACTGAATTTGATACACTGGATCGTCAGAATATGGCATTCGCTCCAGAGATTGAAGCGCAGAAAGCTGAGGATGATACAGCAAGAGAGATAGAGAAAGAGAAGGCAAAACCTAAACCTCCCGCGCCCAAACCTTCTAATAATACTAAATAAAAAATAAGATTATATTATTATGACACAAGAAACTGAAACAGATAATGAATTGAGGATACCAGGAGCCGTTGATATCGTTAGTAAAATTAATGATAACGATAGAGCTTCTGCTATTGATGATATTAATGATCTTTTATATGCCAAGGCAGCTGATGTTCTTGGAGCACATAAGAAAGAAGTGTCACAATCATTATTCAATGAACCACCTGTAGTAGAGCCAGAATCCAATGAAACTGATAACGGAAGCGATAGAGAACATACAAGTTCTTGAAGAAGAAAAGAATGGAAAGAAACTCCTCTATATTGAAGGAGTATTCTTACAGTCTGAACTAAAGAATCGCAATGGTCGCATGTATCCTTTTGAAACTCTTAATAGAGAAGTAGGAAGATACAATGAGGAATATGTTAAAAGTAAGAGAGCATTAGGTGAGTTGGGACATCCCGATGGACCTACTGTTAATCTTGATCGTGTCTCTCACAGGATAACAAGTCTCCGCGCTGAAGGAAATAATTTCGTCGGCAAAGCACAAATACTTGATACTCCAATGGGAAACATCGCTAGAAACCTTTTAAAGGAAGGTGTACAGTTAGGTGTTTCTTCTAGAGGTATGGGAAGTATTGATAAGCGAGAGGACTGCTCAATAGTTCAGGATGATTTTATGTTAACAACTGCTGCTGATATTGTTGCAGACCCATCCGCACCTGATGCCTTTGTCAATGGTATCATGGAAGGTAAAGAGTGGGTTTGGCAGAATGGTATCCTAAAAGAAACGGAAGTTGCTAAATATAAAGGTGTTATGGATGCGTCATCGCGTCAAGAGTTAGAGGAAAAAACATTGAAAATTTTCAATGACTTCCTTTCAAAACTCTGATATCATAAATAAACTTAGATTATATACGGAAAATTCGAGGAATTTAACAAATGTCTGATACATTAAACGAAAAGTTTGAGGAGTTGGCGACTGAGCAAAAGGTATCTCTTAAAGAAGGAGATCCTATGCCATCAGTTTCTGCTGAAGTAATTCCTGGAACTGGTTCTGATCCATCACAAACCTCTGATGTTCAAACATCAAGTGCTAGTGGAAAAGATCCCCAACCTAAAGTTGGAACAGAAGCTGTTCCTGGAGCACAGTCAGTAACTGACTTAGGTGGTAGTTCCACAACTCCAAACGAACATGACGAAGACGGTGAAGAAAATCCTGGTGCTAAAGCAGCCGCTCCTGTAGGAGATAAGGCAGCGCAGAGTGATGGTACTGCTCAGACAGGTAACATCAACGATGCTGGCGATCAAGGCACACCACCAACTGTAGGAACAGAAGTTGCATACGGAGGTGCTGCTGATGGTGGTAAGGTAACTTATCCTATTCATGCAGGATTTGAACTCGATGTATCCGATGACATCAAAGCCCTATTAGAGGGAACAGAACTCACCGAAGAGTTTGCAGAGAAAGCTAAGACAATTTTCGAGGCTGCTGTGAAAGCGAAACTCAAGGAAGAGTACGACAAGCTTGTAAAACACTTTGCTGAAGAGACAGAGAAGAAAGTCGAAGAGATTAAGAAATCACTTTCTGAAGATGTTACTGGCACAGTGAATTACGCCGTTGGCCAATGGAAGGAAGAGAATCAACTCGCCGTTGACCAAGGTATAAAGACTGAGATTACAGAAGACTTCATTGCAGGTCTGAAGAATCTCTTTGAGGAGCACTATATTTCTATCCCAGAAGACAAAGTTGATGTGGTAGAAGGTATGGCCGATCAAATTCGTGAGATGGAGACACGCCTTGACGAACAGGTCAAAGCTAATGTGAAGTTACAAAACCGTCTAGATGAATCTGCAAGAGTAGTTGTTCTGAAGAATGTTTCAGAAGGACTAGCAGATACTCAGAAAGACAAGCTCGCTGCTCTCGCAGAGGGAATCGAGTTTACAACCGAGGAAGAGTTCACTAAGAAAGTAACAACGATCAAGGAGAGCTATTTCAAGGAGTCAACCGTAACCCAATCTGAGGTTGCAGATGAGACACCAGTTGAAGGCGCAGATAAGGATATTACTCCAGCAATGGATACATATCTTCAAGCACTAAATCGCTGGAAATAAATTATTCGTTTTACACTAACTTTTTAAAGCAATGTTCAATGCACAAGCTTTAACAGAAAAGTGGGATCCTGTTCTTAGTCATGAAGGCACTGGTGCCATCAAGGACAATTATAAGAAAGCAGTTACTGCTGTTCTGTTAGAAAATACAGAAAAGTCATTACGTGAAGAACGTGGTATGATCAATGAGGCCAGCAACACAGCTGGTGCTATTGGTACTAACGCACTTTCAGGTAGTGGACTTACAACACAAACAGGCGGTCTAGCTGGTTTCGACCCAGTAATGATCAGTCTCATACGTCGTGCTATGCCTAACTTGGTAGCATACGACATATGTGGAGTTCAACCAATGAGTGGTCCTACAGGACTTATCTTCGCAATGAAGGCTCATTATCAAGAGCAAGGTTCAGCACTTCGTGCAGGCCCAGAAGCTCTATTCCACGAACCAGATTCAAGCTTCTCTGCAAGCTCAGCTGGCCCTGGTGCTTACAACCAGACTAACGCTTCTGGTGGTGATGACACACATCCTCGTGGAGACAACGGTGCAACCGATGCTAACCCTGCACTTCTTAACGACACCTCTGGTGGTGGTACAACTACTGCTAACTATGAGCGTGGCGAAACTGGAGTAGCAAGAAACGTTGCTGAAACTCTTGGATCAGGTTCAACCTTATTCAACGAAATGAGCTTCAGCATCGAGAAGACCTCGGTGACAGCCAAAACTCGTGCTTTAAAAGCAGAGTACACACTAGAACTTGCTCAAGACTTGAAGGCAATTCACGGTCTTGATGCAGAGCAAGAACTCGCTAACCTATTGTCTAGTGAGATCCTTGCAGAAATCAACCGTGAAGTTGTTCGTACAGTATATACAGTCGCTAAGTCTGGTGCTCAGAACAATGTTGCCAACGCAGGTGTATTTGACCTAGACGTTGACTCAAACGGAAGATGGTCAGTTGAAAAATTCAAGGGACTTATGTTCCAAGTTGAGAGAGATGCCAACGCAATCGCACAGCAAACTCGTAGAGGAAAGGGTAACTTTATCCTAACATCTGCTGATGTTGCTTCTGCACTTGCTATGAGTGGTACTCTTGACTACTCTTCAGGTCTAACTGGTCCTGGCGGTCCATCCGTTGGAGATGTAGATGACACTGGAAACCTACTTGTAGGTACAATGAACGGACGCATTAAGGTCTATGTTGATCCTTACTCTGCTAACGTTTCTGGAACACACTACTATGTTGTAGGTTATAAGGGTTCTTCACCTTATGATGCTGGACTATTCTATTGTCCTTATGTTCCTCTCCAGATGTTAAGAAGCATCGATCCATCAACCTTCCAGCCCAAGATTGGCTTCAAGACAAGGTATGGTATGGTTGCAAACCCATTCGTTGTAGCTGCTAATGGTACTCCTGACGCTGAGGCATTGACTCACGCAAGGAACCAGTACTACAGAAGGGTTCGCGTTGCAAACCTAATGTGATATTCGGTCACGATATCAAGATCAAAGGGGAGCTTCGGCTCCCCTTTTTTTATTAAATATAGTATGCTATAATAGTAACTATAAGGTTCGACACATGAACGGTAGATTAGACAAGGTTACAATGACTCACAAGTTGATCCGTTTAAAGCAGGAGTTGAAAGACAAATGTGATAGAGGAGAAATGGGTGAGTGGGAATGCATAGGTGCTGATAAGTATCTTAATAGATCCCTAGATGTCCTAGAAGAATACTACATGTAATGATACAAGAAACCGATTTCAGATACAGTACAGAGAAAATGAAACTTCGAGCTCAAGCTTTGAAGATCCTCATGAGTCATTTTGGTGAGGAGACTTATGGTGATTATCCGAATAGAGCAATCTATGAGTGTGCTAATGATTGGTGTGAAAAACAAGTAACCACTAATGGTCTTGTTAATTATTATAAGGCATACTACAGTAATGGAAACTATTGATCCTGGTAAAATATTTTCGATGAATCCAAATTATTGGAACATCAAGGAAAAGAAAATAGGTAGGTCAGAGAACAGGATCGTTGTAGTACATAATTTTTTTGAGAATCCTATTGCAGTAAGAGATTACGCACAATCACTTTCGTATGTTAATACGATAGAAGGTGAGGTAAGTGGAACACCAGGATTCATTCATAGGATAGGTAATGGTATATCAATTTTACAAGAACCAATTGTAAAACTTATTATGCATTCCTTTAATGCTAGTAATGATTTTCTAGTAAAGTGGGATAAGAATAAGTATACCTTTCAATCATATGATCCTTTAAAATCAGTCAGGGTAATGAGTCTGCATCCTCATATTGATAATATGAGATATGCTGCTGTTCTTTCATTGAATAAAGATGATGAATATATTGGAGATGATAATGGAACAGCATTTTGGAGACACAGTACTAGACAAGAAGAATACATCTGTAGTGATCATAACTACCGTGCTAAACGGATGGTGAATAGACCACCAGTGTATGTAAAATTAGATCCTTCCGCACATAATTTTGACGAATGGACTAGATATCATATAGAACAACACCACTTTAACAGTTTAATACTATATGAAGGTAACATGTGGCACTCTCCATATTTTACCGCAACCAAGTGGACAACTAACCGTTTAACTTTCAACGCATTCCTAGATTGATGGAGAACCTTAACCTAACAGTACTGTCGATAATAGTTGTAGCGTCATCGAGCTTGCTTTTAGTTGTGATTTGGGGTATACTAAGTATTAAAAGTTTGTTAAAGGAACGTTCCATAATAAAAAAGTTTGAACGCATGAAAAAAATGGCTCGTGGTATATGGGATGAAACAGACGATTAAGAGGAAGACTATGGATAAACACGACATTCCCTTTATAGGAGATTTTTATACAAAGGCAGAAGTAGATGCAATGGTTGCCGCTGCCCTTGATGAAGCTCGTGCTATTGATGAGAAGTCTATGGCAGAGCATAATTTCAAAGCAACTATCATCAGTATGATCCTCGGATTCATTTGTCTTGCTTTATTCCTTGACGGTACATTAAGATTGTTAGGAATTATACCACCTTTCATGGATATAGATATAAGTATAGTTGATAAGATTGCTGAGAAAGTAGAGACAGAAGTTCTACCTTTAATCAATCAGGCAAAAGGATATATACCCAGAATATGAACCCCTTAACTGATCTGCTTTTTACTATTACATGGTTTGTATTATTGGTATGGGCATTCAGAACAATGGCAAGAGGGTGGAATATGGAAGAACAAGAACCTAATAAGATAGATCTATCTCATCCAGAAATGAGAGACCTAAAGGATGGTGATGAACTACTAGTTGTAAACTTTGGTGAAGTAGAACCACAGGATCCTTTATACAAGTCAATGAAAGATCGTATTGATACTTTAAGGCAGGATGATGTGGATGACGAGGATGATGACGATAACGATGGGGATGTGCCAGCTAGATTAGTGGGTGCTCCTAAGTAGACAAAATTCAGAATTGCTGTTATAATATCTAAATACAGTTACTTATTCTGGAGGCTGCCATGTCTACTAATGTTAAGTTCACAAAGAGTTTTGCCGAGTATATTAGGGAAGAGTTAAAGTACTACGATGAGCATCCAGAAGAAAAGGATCCAATAGAGGCACACTCTAATGAGATGGTTTCATATGAGGTGGAATATACAACAGGCGAATAATGGATTATAAAACTTCAGGAGTTGATATAGAAGCAGGTAATGCTTTTGTAAATAAACTCAAAGCCAAAGCCCCTTCTATAGGTGGCTTTGGTGGTATGTTTAAGGTTCCTCCTGACTACGAGGAACCTATTTTAGTATCTGGTGCTGATGGTGTTGGAACTAAAATGAATATAGCAAGGGTATTTAATGACTATACTACTATTGGTATAGACCTTGTTGCTATGTGTGTTAATGATGTGATTACATCTGGTGCTAAACCATTATACTTTTTAGATTATGTTTCTACTAAGAAGATAGATGAGAATGTTGCTGACATTATGGTTGGCATTCTTAAGGGGTGTGAGATAGCAGGAGTAGAATTAATAGGTGGAGAAACTGCTGAACATTTCAGACAAGGTGATTATGATCTTGCTGGTTTCTGTACTGGTATAGTAGAAGACTATCTAACAATTACTGGTGTAGGTATTAAACCAGGTGATAAGATAATTGGTGTAGCAAGTAGTGGTCTGCATAGTAATGGGTATACTCTCATTAATGATATGCTATGGAGGCATAAGATTTATTATAAAGATACTCCAGAATTAATTACTCCTACACACATCTATTCACCAATGGTTGAAAAACTATTAGGTGAGACTGATTCTATCTTTGGTATGGCACACATCACTGGTGGTGGATTACTAGAGAATGTATCCAGAGTTATTCCTGATGGATTGGAAGCAAGGATAGTGGACAGTTCATGGACTGTCCCAGACATCTTCACAAAGGTTCAGAATAATGGTAACATATCGGATGACGAAATGAAGAAGGTATTCAATCTTGGTATTGGATACTGTTTGATTGTTCACCCAGAAGCAGCCAATGATATAGTGCAAATTATAGATGAGGACTGCTGGATTATTGGTGAAATAAATACTAAAACTTAGGATGTAACAAATGGCACAAGAAACTATTAAATTTATCATCCGTCAAGATGGTATGGTAACAGAAGAAGTCATGGGTGTCTATGGAGATGCTTGTGAGAGATTAACAAAGCGTGTTGAGGATGCCTTAGGTCATGTACATTTCACGCAAGAGACATCAGATCATTATGTAACCCCAACTGTAACGGAGCAACAAAATGTCACACTTTAGTACCATTAAAACTCA